ATATTCTTGATGCAAGGTTCCACGAGCACGGGGCTACAGGAATAGTTAATGCCTACAAAAATATGTCATACATCGACGTGATGGGTTCGCCTATATCTGCGCTGACTCAGATTGGAGATTTGGCTTGGGCGATGTATGTAGGTAAGGTATGGACACCACGTGGCCTTGCTGATACGGTTAAGAATGTTGGTAAAGCCATAACTAAGAAGTCTGAAATAACTAAGGAAGACTTAGGAATTGAAAGGATTGCTCAGGAATTTGCAGACGGAACTACGTTGGGGAATGCAGTTAGTTGGGTATTCAAAAAAGTGCAGCTTGAAAGAATAGATTCGATCGGCAAGGAGACATTAATTAACAATGCATTTAGCAACTACAAAGCTATGGCTAGCACAGAAGCTGGAAGACAAGCATTGTTGAAGCAAATCAAGCCAATCTTTGGAACACAGTCTGATAGTGTAATAAATGATTTGCTTGCCGGAACACCAACAGACAACGTAAAGATGTTACTGTACCATAGATTGTTAGACTTCCAGCCTGTAGCGCTTTCTGAAATGTCAGAGCAATATCTCAAGAGTGGAAATGGGCGAGTGTTTTATATGCTCAAGACATACACACTTAAACAGTTTGATGTTTTCAGAAATGAAGCATGGCACAAAATTAAGACTGGCGAACGGGATCAGGTTATTGAAGGAATTGGTAACATGATTAAGCTGGTGAGTTTACTTACACTTGCTAATGCTGGAGCGGATGAGTTGAAAGATTTGCTGTTGGGTAAAGAAACAAAGTTTGAAGATCACGTGATTGAGAATTTTCTTACGATGGGAGGTGCATCAAAGTATGTGAGGATGCAGACTACTCGGGAAGGTTTGGGATCTGGATTGATCGGGCAGATTTTGCCTCCGTTCAGGTTTGTAAACTCCATCAGTAAGGATCTTAATCAATTGTATGGATCTTACATTACGGGGGATACAATTGATTATGATCACGCCAGAATTGTAGAGTCCATTCCGATTGGTGGAAAGATTTATTATTGGCACTACGGCAGAGGTGAAGATTACAAAAAGAGTAGCAATGAACAAGAGTTTGGTAAGGTCAGTAAGGAAGTAGACATCTTCAAGAGGCAGCTTGAAAATTCTGAAGACAAACGAACTTTCTTGAATTCAAACCTGGATGGCTTTAAGCAAATGAAGTTACATGAAAATTTTCAGAGTGCCCTCAATCGGAACCAGGCAGTAATTAATAAGCTGAAAAAGATTGACCAGACAACAAATGTACGGGAAAGGCTTGGACAGTTGCAACAGCAACGAGAGATGATATTGAAAAGATATTTTGAAGTATCAGAAACCTTGTAAAGTATTTAAAACTAATAGGGCATGGAGAAATTCATGCCCTATTTTTTTATTTGTTTATCCAACTAGATGCTTTTCAAATCTGGCTATCTGTTTCTTAGTCAGCCCATATACATATAACGCTCCATTTCCATACTCTCCTGGAGTACCGAGCAGTCCGTATCCAGGTGCTCTTAGAACATACTTTGCACCTCCATTAAATCTAGATACACTGAAGTCTATGCCAGCAGGTATCCCCTTATAAAACTGATGATCCTGCCCAAATCTTATGATGTTACCTGCTTTGAATTTCATAAGAATTCCTCCCAAGGCATCATATTCATTACTCGCTGCATATCTGGATGGGCTGACTTTGCTGTCCGTAGCTTCCTGATATGTGCCCACTCAGCTGCATCTGCTGTGACTACGATCTCGGTCTTCAGGGCATTAGGCAGGACGGTTCTAGCTTGTTGGGGTTTGAGTTCTCCTAAATTAAGCATCCGATTATATGCAAGTTCGGCATGTTCACAACTAGATACAAAGTCACTTCTGGCATAATTGGTCCAGTCATCAAAATCAGCTGGCTCAATAAACCCCATAGCCTTGCCACCATAGTTCACATACCTGGTGCTTTCCTGAGCAAAAGAGCAAGGTCTATGTCGCACCAGTTCGTGACTGACTCCGCGATCACAGATGAATTTTGCTGAGTAGCGGTGAAGTTCTTTGGGGATTTCGTCGTGAGGACAGATTTCCCAAGATGAATGTATCTCTACCATACTTTGATCAAACAGCTTTCCATATATTTTTACAAATGGAACAAGCACTGCAGCATATCTAATTTCCATAGTTATTTGCGCCCATGCTGTTAAGCTACCACCCACATAGATAAAGTCTTTCCATACCTTGACATTAATATATTTTCCTAACTGTTCTGTCATCAATGCAATATATGTAGGAGGAAAACTGTTGATGGCTCGCACTACAAAATTCGAGTGCTCAACCATAGCCAGATGCCCAGCCTTGATCAGCTTCTTAACAAATCCTTCTGCACTATCTTCAGTGATCTTGTCTTCTGACTTATAGCAAGTTCTGCCTGCCATCTCGATGAACTTAAGTGCTGCATTATATTCAGTCGGTACTGCTCCGAAAAACTCAACGCTTGGTTTGATTATTTTCATAGCTTCATTCTCCATCCTCATGATTTAAAGCTGCTATCAAATCATTATGCAAATCTTCTTTATAATCAATTATATCGTCTTTTTGGCTCTTCATTAAGTGCACTTTTATATCAGCCAGAACTCGTATCTGAGCATAAAGTTGCTTAATCTTTTCATCAATAGCAATTATACTAGCTTCTGTTAGATCCTTAGTAAGGAACTCTCGAAGCAATGGAGCATTAATATTTGCTTGATCAAGTGTCTTCAGATGTGCTTTCATTATTAGTTCCTTTAACTATTTTAATGCAATCTTTAATTGCCTGTATGGTAGCCGCTGCTGTAACTCCATTAGGAATTATTATGTTGGCTGCATCCATGATTGGTTCTGCCTCCCGAGAAAGTAAATAAGTTTGGAGTTTTTGCAACACGATATATTTGAATGTAATTATTGGCATTGTTACACCCTCCAGGTGTAGTTAATCACTTCAGGTTTTGCATGGAACTTCTGGTTCAACAGAATTGCCAGTTTTAATCACAGTTTGTTTTGCCCTCACAGAAAAGCCTTTGACAAGTTTCTTCTCTACTACATGTCCTAGTGATTCATTCAATCTCTTAATCATGCCAGCCAGCCAGTCTCCATGTGATTTAAACTGTAATAATTCGCATTCATCTAAAGCGTTTTGTAAGTCTAGTTCAGTTAGTTTTTTCATAAATTTATTCACTTAGACTCTGTTACTAATTGCCATGATCTAACAGTTGCTTTAGCTCCACGTTTAGTTTTAATCTTTAACTTATCACATCTTCCAGTATGGAAAGCAACTAATTCTGCCGCATGTTTTTCAGTTGCACAAGTAGATGCAACATAATGCATACCTTTTCCCCACTGGATAGTGATTATAAATTTTTGTATTTCCATAAATATCCTTATTCATGCATGATTATTTTATCAATCTCTTGGGTTTCTTCAGCAAGTTTTGTATAAAGCATCCCTGCATAGTGTGCAATCTTTAACAGGTCAAGCATCTGTTGGCCTTCACGAGAGTTTTTTCCATAACGATTTAGATACTTTTTCATTTGGGTGATAAAGTCAGCTTCGCTAAACTCTGAACATTGATCGTTACCCTTATCTCCGTATTGTGGCACTGTGTAGGATTCAATATGATTGAAGACTCTAGTAGCAAAGCTTTGCCATTCAATTGCACGTAAAGAATGGCTTGGCTCATAATCATCTTCTGATGGACAAGGATCAATTTGCATAGTTAAACTCCATTATTATGTTTTTCTATTTTTGATACAAGATCTTTTAAGCCTTTTTCAATCTTATAAAGTCTTTCAAGTTCAGTAGCAGCCTGTAATCTTGCTGTACGTAATTCAAGTTCATCAATACCATAATGATTTCTAAGGTAAGATATCATAATATTTCTATCCATATTAACCCTCTAAGTTAGGAGTAACAATTCCTCTATTCACCAACTCAAAAAAGCATCGCTTAGTTGCACTGATATCTGCATATGCATCATGAGCACCATCAAAGCATTCACCAAATAAGTGTTCATGCAACTCGGTTAGTTTGGGCCATTTTGCACGGCCAGCCTTGTTTTTTAATCCACACATTTTTACTACATTCTTATCTTTCATGGTACAATGGTTTGGCAGGTCAAGATAGAATGCACTTCTCGCCAGGTCTGATAGCTCTTCCAAGTTGCGTTCCATCATCTGGTAAACGTAGTTCCAATCAAAAGCAAAGTTATGGCAGACAACCAGATCAGCTTCTCTGAGCATTAAACCAAATTGTTCGGCAGCAATTAGTTCGTCTATTCCTTCTTGGTCGGCTCTCTCAATGGTGATGCCATGCACTTCTTGGGCATAATAGTTCATTGAACGGCCGTTACTTTTGATGATGACATTCATTTGATCAAATTCTTCTTCTTGACTGGCAAGAATTGCTCCTATCTGTACTGTCCAGGCCTGCTCGGGATCATTGGCAGAGAGAGCTTTTTTAATAAAATCTGAAGTTTCAGTGTCAAAGAATAGTACTTTTGTAGCTGGTGTCATGTAAGCTCCTTAAATTAGTTTTATTTATTTATCCAATCAAGCCAAAAATCTTGTTGCTTTTTATTAAATAAATTATAGATAGGTACTTTGTAATGTTCGGCAATTGAAATTGCAGTGCCAGTACCTCCAGTTTTACGAGAACGAGTTTCATGATATTCACAACCGTCAGGTGTCCAACAAATCAATAATCTGCTAGGCATATTGAGATTAACACCAAGAACTTGAAATGCATTACGTCCATGAAGTTTTCGAGCATATTCTGAACAAGCATTCCAAGCATGATGAAATTGTTTAGCAATAGCCATAGCTTTAATAGTACATTGATTAGCAAGATATATTTCTTTAGGGCCTTTCATATCATTACAACCAGCTTCAAAAGCTGAATCAGCACCGTCAGCTCCTCCAGACCTAAGTATAATATTATTCATTGCCATCTTCTTAGCAATTTTAATCATAAGTTTCATTATATTTCCAGGAGTTTTTCTTGATCCTACACCAGTATAATGTTCTATATGAGGCATCTTTTCCATTTATTTAGTTCTTCTCCATTTGATTTTTAATAACATTCCGATCCATCAACCTAAAGATTGTTCTATCAAGATATGTTGGATCACGAATCTTTTGTTGCTTACGAATGGTGGTATACATGCAAGTTGTCGCAGAATTCTCGGCTTTGAGTATTCCAGATTGCTCAGCCATTTCAACATAGCCACGTAGCTGAGGTATGTTGTCTACATCTAGGTGGAAATTCCTAACCAGTTCTGTCCATTCAAAAGATTCATGACTATCAATAAATGAAAGTATCTTTGCATAGATGTTAGCCTGACTAGATAAGCCAAGTCCATAGAATGCGTTTGGCATCTCAAGTTCTGTTGCTTGCATTATTGCCAAGGCTTGCTCGAAATGTTCAGCCGTGATTATCATGTCGTCAGATTCAGCGGCACATACAAGCATACAAACCTTATTCAAATGAAGGGGCCTCCTATGATTATAACCTAAAAACCTCTCACTTGGTACTCCAGATTCGTCATAGTCTTGCTCATACCAACGCACATAAGTTTTGAGAAAATCCTTACTAAGGGTGAATTGTCCAGATAAGTTTGCAATTTCCTGCAAGTCGTTTTCTAACTTTTTTTGTGTATCTTCCTCCTCTTCAGTCAAAAACTGCAAGGCTCTTCTTTGCTTGGGACCCTGGCCAACTACGAAAATAATCCGAGAGATTAAGCCACCACCAACTGCGTCTTGACTCAGTTTAGATTGCAAAAGACTAGGAGTAATACATCCAAATAATGTTAGCCAACAATTGGATATGTCTTCAGTCTTTCTTGCTAAGGTTTTATACTTCCAAGTATCTGCACAATCAAACAGATCGGTTAGGGATGCTAGAAGCATCTGATCTCTGTCGTTCAAGAAGACTTGAAATTCTTCTGACCAGATTGATACGCTCTTATGCTTACGAGTAAGTCCAGCATGATCAACATAAGTATCTTCGCTGTCCATGAGTTCTCTGTACAACGCCTGGGTGGATCCTAATGAATCTGCACCGATATTAACATCTAGTTTTTGTACAAAGCTCTTTGCAATTTTCATGGCTGTGCCTTTCCGTCCTCCAGGTGGACCGACAAGAGATACAAATAAGTTTGGATAAACATAACCACGAAGTGCTCCCCAGTTACAATAGCACTTTCTTCGTAATGCGGAAGCTATTGCAGTCAGTCCAGACCACAAATGGTATAGTTCTGGTGGCTCTGTTCGCTGTGTGTACTTCATATAATGAGCTAACCAATTATCTAATTGCCTCGACATGAAAAGGTTCCTTGAATAGCGACATACGATTGTTGAATGGGCTTTCCCATTTTATTATCTCTTAATTAAAAACCTATCTTCTCAATTGCTTTATCACATTCTTCCTGAGTGAACTTACCAATATTAATAAGAATATTATACTTTTATATGACCCCATTTTTTATTTGCTTTAATCATACTAATTGTTACTTCTGACACATTATATAATTTTGCTAATTTTCTAGATAATCCATGCTTGTATTTAAATTTTAACATCCATTTAATAACTTTAATAGCTTCTTCATTTAATTTTCCTTTGTAATAATTTACATTATTACTATTATAATAATCTTTCATATTATCACAATAATTACCTTCATATAAGTGTTTTGGATTTACACATTTACGGTTATTACACTTATGCAAGATAAGATTATTTTTATCTTTCATTTCATTACAACTCATAAAAGATATTCTATGTGCTAATTCTGTATATCCATTTAAATGAAATTGTCCATAACCTTTTAATAAATATGCTTGCCATTCCCAACATTCATCTTTTGTTTTAATATTAACTTTATCCCAAAATCTTTTTATATCTTTTTTGTGTATTAACATAATTAAAATCCTATTTTATTAATTGCTTTATCTATTGACTCTTGATTAAAATTAGAAATTTCAGCAGTATTTCCGGCCCATTGAGTACCTACCTTGGCATCAAGTCCGATTGTGAAGCTCTTTCCTTTGTAAGTAAATGTGTGTGTCAGATGATCTTTAATGATAAGAAGAATCTGAGGCAAGTTTGGAATCTGGCTTTTGTGAAACCGAAATACAAATGAGTCATGAACAGTTGTCATACACCGAATGTCAAAACCATCCTTGCCAAGCCTAGGATCATTCACTACTTTAATCATTCCACGATTGAGCAACTCTGCTACTGTTGATTGAGGTTTGTAGCTATAAGCATTTCTGAATAGTGCTGCATTCATTTCACCTAAGAACCTGCGAGGCCGCCCAAACAAATTGTAGAGAACGCGATTCTTCTGAACCTCTTCTTCGATTGATCTATGCCATCGTTTTAGGCCAGGAAAGCGATCAGAATAATTATCAAGTAAACGCTTACAATCTGATTGAGATTTGAAAATTTCTTCTTTAGCAAGATTGTCAGAGAATGTTTGAGCCCCCATTGAATAATTGGATGCATGGACAACCTTTTTGCCCATATATCTCATGGTAGATTTTTGGTCTGCCTTTTTTGTCTTAGCCTCATGAATTATTTCTTCGATTGGAACACCAAAAATCTTGCTTGCATTAAAGCTATGTACATCTATTCCTGATTCGAACGACTGAATCATGTTAGAATCTTGGGTAAGGTATGCAACTACATGAGCTTCAGCCTTGGCAAGATCACACTCACACATAATCCAATCAGGATCGGCCAATAAGTAGTACTTAAAAATATATACCTGGTTCTGTAAGTTTGTGCCCGTTCCAAAGTATGTCTTTTCTGTAGCAATCCTGCCAGAGACTGTTCCAGAGATTTTATGGTTACAACGAAGCTTATTATCCTCATCTACTGCAACATTAAAATAAGTTGAAATGAGTTTCTGTAACTCACGCATACGAATGATAACTCTAGCTTCTGCAGAACCTTTAATTCCTTTCTTAGCAATTCTGTGCATAGCTACAGCATCGCACGATACAGCTCCAGTTTTGCGATTCACATATGGTTTGATCATGCAAATGCCATAGAAATATGCGATCATTTGCTTTGATGAAGACATATTTAATTCTTTTCCAGCCAACTCATTCAACTGTTTTTGCAGATCAATCAGTTCAAGCTCAAGTTCTTTCTTTTTATTTTCAATGCCTGCTGGATCAGTTAATATGCCGTTGAATTCCATTTCCATGAGTGGCTTATGAAGATTCATTGTATAATCCATGGCATCCATAGAATCAAATTCACCTAACTCTTCAAGGAGCTTCTCAGTGATAGGCAATAAGTATGCTGAGTCTTTGGCATTATAAGTCCAGTATTGTGGCCAGTTCTTAATAGCCTTAAGGTGAGATTGCTTTCCTTCGTCTTTGTAATAAGGATAGTATGTGTATGTAGAAGTTAGATAATCAAGTCCCTTTGGAAGTTCAGTATAACATATATGCTGTGCAAGCATGGTGTCAAAATAAAAGTTATCTGTTTTAATCATCATGGTACGGAAAGTAAACATGATGTCGAACATTCCATTTTGACAAATTTTACCTATGGCTTCATCATTAAGTATTTCTGCTAGGCCAGTCCAGATTTTTATCTCTTCTGCTGTTGCCCAATAGTTGCCCTGGTTGTTCATTAGAGGAACAGACATGGAGAGAATTTTATTATCGTGGTAGACAGCCAATGAATAGCAGGTAATAAATTCTGGCGTAGCCTCAATGTCAAATGCTACATATTGCTTTGTCTTAATCAATGCATAGAATTGCATAATTTCTTCAAAGCAAGGCTTGATTTTTATTTCTACATTGTCAACGAGCAATTCTGGATCTTCAATAATACGCAGAGCTTTCGTTAAGTCTGCAATCATTGTATAGAAGTGGATAGGCTGTCCGTATGGGAGGGTGAAAGATGGATGGTAAGACAAACCTATTATTTTACCAGCCAGTTTATCTTTCAAATGTGGGAAGTCTTCAGCATGGTAGAAAGAACCACGATACTTTGTGATTGAATCAAACTTAGGCTCATCGAGCAATAGCCTCATCGGAGTAGCACCAAGCAACATTATGACTTTGCCTGGAAATTGTGCAAGCTCATCAATTAGGGCTGCTTGCAACTTGGCCCAGTCTGGATGACGATAACCTTTATCAGTCCATAAGACAGCGGTATTGTTTTTTGGGAACTTAGTTTTGCAGGCATTAGTTAGATAAATTTTGTATCGTGCGAGTCTGACTGCTGCACAGATGCGATTAAGCTGAGAGCCTGTCGGACCAACGAATGGTTCGTTCTTCAGGACTTCTATTTCGCCTGGAGCTTCGCCAACCATAGCGATTTCAGCAGTAAGTATGTTGTCAGTTGGAGCGCACTCTACAGCCAAGCAATTGAAAGAACCTTCTTTCTGCGGAGTTGCTGTAGTTGATATGCTAGGAATTATCATTACTGGTTCCTTATAATTTTTTACCTACTTGAATTCCATTAGCAAGAGTTACAGTAAATACGTTATCACGAGTATCAAATGTAATTTTATCAACAACTATGTTTTCTCTTAATACTACATTATTTAACCAATATTGAACGCCTTGAGTAATACTATTAATAGTAAACTCCATTTGAACTGGTTTTTGATTTTCCATTTTATCACCTTTAATAGGTAAGTTACTCTATATTCTTTGCATCTCTAGATTCTAATTCATCATCTAAAGTGTTGATAAATGTATCTAAAGTCATATTAGTTCTCTTTCTAGGATCTCGTTTTATTTCAAATAAGATTTTTGAAATATCATTATTTATTTGCTCTAAGAATTGGTAGCCAAATCTATTAAGAACAGCTTTAAGCTCTGACTTTTTCATATCCTATCCTTTGTTAATGCTCCTGGATTCGGAGCTTTAATTTCCTGTTTGCAATCCAAGCAAAGGTAAGAACGAACCCGGATAACATTTGCACTTATGATGTTGATAGCAAAGTTATAATTTGGCTCATTCTTATAGCCGTTCGGCCAGCTCTTAGAGGCAAAACCTATTTCGAGTGGCACGATGTTTTTGTGTAGGCAACAGTTGGAACCAGGCGTGATGGGGATTTTCTGTTCAGATAGTTGGCCTACTTTATATTTTGTCATCATGATTACCTTTATTAATAACTATCTGTAGCACCGCAAATAGAACATTTGTAATGATCTTTATGTGAATCACGTCCATCATCTTGCCAATCATGCTCACATATATCTTGTAAATCTTTTATAGCTTTATCAAGTTTCATAATTATTTCATATAAAATACTACGTTCTTTAAAGAGTTTATTAATTTGTTCTTTCATTTATAATCCCTCCACTTCAGCAGTTATTCCCAAATAATTTTCAAGTCTTTGATAAAATTCTGGAATATATTTCTGGCTCTTATCACATCCAACTGGTATCATTTTTTCTTTAGCTGCACTAATCAAGCAGTTTCCAGAACCAGCAAAGAGACTCATAAATAATGTACCAGGTTTACCTAAAGCTTTTAAGAAATGATCATAAAGTTCAATCGGTTTTTCCCACTGATGGATTCGTTGACTAGAACTGACTGTGCTTATGTTAATTGAAGACGACAAGCTAGGAGTATTGAACTGTGCATTTCCCTTACGGAGCAAGAGAAACATTTCCCAGTTGCTCACCATGTTTGTTTTAGGCTTATTGGTGCTGCCACCAACTTTGTTCCATGAACCAGGAGACTGAACTCCAAATCCTATGTCTCTAGCAATGTTGTTGATCTGAATGAAATGTTCCTTACCTGTCCAGACTAAAACCCAACTACAGTCAAGCATCTTCTCATATACTAACGGAAGATAATTGAAGTAGAAGTCATAAAGTTCTTTTTCATCCCAGTCTTGAGCTTTACATTCGATCTTGTTTGTTTTACCATAATTATCGTTGAAATCAATTGCATATGGTGGATCAAGTTCTACCATACCCACAGAATTGCTTGGAATCTTATCGAGGAATGTCTTGTAGTTTTCGGCCACATAAATTACTTGAATGTTAGATCTGATTGGTTCTTGTTCGTCTTCGAGTTCTTGTTCATCTTCGTCAAACTCGGTAAGTCTTTCTTTGGCTTGCTTGGTTTTCTCAAATACAGTTTGGTTTACCGTATTTTTTATAGGTGCAGTCATGGTTCCGTTTTGTAGAGCAACTAAACGCCCTTTTTCAGCATCGGTGAAACTTCCCATTCGCTGAAGTGCCTTAGCTTGTTCACCAAGAGCTTTGTATGCTTCTTTAGCTCGACTCTTAGTAGACTGTTCTTTAAGGATCGGAAAGACTTTGAGAGCTTCTGCGAAAGCAAGATCAGTAGATAAGCCTCCTAGACTGCACTTGAGCCTCTTGGCTGTTTCTCTGTAGCCCCAAGATTTGCCTTCCTTGCTTGCTGCTTCTACCCAATAGTTGTGCAGCTTATACTTGAGGTCAATTTCCTCGTGCCACAGAAATTCCTTGCGGTCCATGTTACTAAGAAGCTCGATCAAGAAATGATCATCTTCAGTAATGCCGTCAAAGACTCGGACTTCGATTGTTTCTTTACCAAGTTTTTTAAATGCTTCGATGCGATGAAGGCCATCGATTAAGACGTTATTTGAATCTATAAGAATTGCATGAAGTTGGCCAACCATCGAGATTGAATCAGCCAAGCTGGAGATGTCGCCAACTGCTGAACGTGCGCGATTTTTGATGATAATGTCTGATATGTTACGTTCTTCTATTTGAAAGAGTTGCATAGCTTTAACCTAGTTTAAATTTTGAAACTGCCTCTTGATTAACTCTATTTGAGCTGCTGAAAGTTTTCCAAGCAAGTCTGTTGCATTCTTAGTAGGATCAGCCAGCATTTTCTTGCCGCGCTTTGTTCCAGAGTTCTTGGAAATATTTTTCATGGCAGACTTTGTGATCTTTTGAGATTTAACAAGTGCTGCATTCAGTGCAGATGTTCGCATAGTCCGAACGCGTTCAATCAGTCTGGCTTGCTCTGGATATGACATTTCTAAGAATGATCGGCAGTAAATACGATCCATTAGAGACATAAATGATCCTCCTTATCTATGATCTCCAGAACCACCTAGCTTGTTGCGTTCTTTACGATCAGAAAGTTTGTTAATATTCATTATTGCTATATCTTCAAGTGATATTTCGAGGTCGTATGCTGTACAAGCTACATACCACAAAACATCTCCAAGCTCTTTAGATATTTCAAGTACATCAGTTGGTGAAATAAGTCCATCTTTGTCACGATAAATCTTTTTGAGCTTGCCTGCTACTTCGCCAGCTTCATTAGTAAGTCCAAGAATATGGCAATCAAGAGCTTTATCGGGTGGATAAATGTCAGTTGAATTTGCCAAGGCTTGATATTCATTAAAGGTCATGGCTATTCCTCAATTCCTGGCAAAGTTAATGCCTTACCCTTGTACATATAATCAAGAACTTCATTCAGTTTTCCACCATTAATGATGCTTTTCAGCGAAAGGAATATTTGCCGAAACAGTTTTGTTTGTTGTCCATGATGGAAGTGTTCCTGGACTTGCTCGTACAAGTCTTTGTCTATTCGTGCAGTTACTTTACATTCTTCTTTGAGCATTTTGTTCACCGTAATAAGTTAAAAAGTTGTTCCTCAGTTATCTGAGGGATGTTGTAACGAGTTGCCTTTTCTATCTTAGTTCTGCCTGGATCATCTCCGACGACCAAGTAGTTTGTTTCCCTCGTTACTCCAGATGAAAATTCATATCCGTAAGTGTTCAAAATTTCGATCATAGTTTCTCGTGACTGACTTAATGATCCTGTGATGCAATAAATTGCTTTCGCTTCACTGGGTAGTGCGGCGAAGGAGAAGTTTTTCATCTCTTTAATGGCTTCAGTATAAATAGTAGCTGCTTCAACAAAGCTGCGTTTAGCATTATCAGTTATGTGAATGTTAATCTGACCAGTCTTTAAATATTGGCAAAGCCGCAAAGATGATTTATATGCTAATCCTGGTAAGCCAAGGCCAGCTACGAAATGTGCCATTGTGCATTGATTGTTCATTGAAAATACTTGCTCAGCGATATTACTATAAATGGCTATGCCAATTGTATTTATAATGTCTGGCACAAGGTCATAGCTAAGTGGATCGAGAAGTGCCCAGGGCTTTGTTGAAAGAACTGAATAACATTTTTCATTCTGAAGGAGTTTTTCTATAATGCCTTCACCTACTCCGTCGATTTTGATTCCTTTCTGAGAATAGAAATAAGCAATGGATACAATGAGTTTAGCTATGCAGTTATTTCCATTACAGACAAGATGTACTCCATCCCAAGATAATACATCATTACATTTTGGGCAAAAAGCTGGAAGTTGTTCATGTGCATCATGTTCAGAGGGTTCTTTAACATTAATTATTTTAGGAATTATCTCTCCAGCTTTTCCTACAGTTATAATTGAATTAGATGTGATTCCTTTATTTATTATCCAGGCTGCATTATTGCCTGTTACGCGGTTATTGGTAGTGCCACAAAGTTCAATTGGTTCATAAATGACTGTTGGAATTGCTCGACCGAGCCTACTTATATTCCATTCAATATTAACAACTTTTGTTTCTTTAACTTGGATTGGAGGCTTCCAGGCTATACTCCAGTTATTGGTCTGGCCATTATTACCTGCAACCAGTCGCACTTTTTCATCCGCCACTTTGATCATAAGTCCATCCATCGGATAGATCTTCGACCATTTGTTATATGTCTCAAGCAGAAAATCTCCCATAGCTTCTAAGCTACCGGAGTAGGTGTATTCTTCAAAGAGGTTGCCATGATTATGGGGGATTGCTGTCATCATGGCAGAAGGCTTGTCATATTTGCGATCTAGCCAGCCAGCGACTACATTTCTTGGATTTGCTCCATAATCTGGATTCCACTCATTCAATGGGATGAGAATTTCAACTGGTTGAAAGTGCCTAAGCTGGAATGGAAACGTAATGTATGTCATTAAGTGAGTTATGTCTCGTCCACATCTACCGTCACCTTCAAGAGTAATGTTTACTCCAGAGTCTGTGAGTGTTATAACTGCTGCACAGCCATCGTATTTTGGTTCGATCCGAAGTTTGTATGAGCCAAACCTTGTAAGGAATGGCTTAAGGTCGAGCATATTAAATGCTTTGTTCGTTCCATAGATTGGGTGCTTGTGCCAGGTTTTGCCCGTAAGAGCAGTCCGTCCTTGTGCAGTATGGTAGAGGATATTATTATGTGGATCGATTGCATAAAGTTGTTGCCATAACAGATCGTATTCGCTATCTGTCATGAATGGTATGCCAGAAGCATAGGCCATGTTTGCTTGGGAGATTTCTTTTAAGAGCTGCTCTTTATTCATCATAATCACCAAAAGTTATTACATTTAAATACATTGGAATAAACTTTCCGATGTTATTAGAAACCTCTAAGAGAGCATTGCAAGCAAAACAAGTAACTTTTTCACCATATAGATCAACAGCTATTCTTGATGGAACTTCAGAACGGTCATATTCTTTCATTCTACATTCATCAGCTTTTGATTGCACATGAATTGATGATCCACAAGCTGGACAATAAAAATTAACTGTATCAAAAGATCCCATTGGTAAGCTCCTTTAGAAGGATATTTATCTTTGCTAAACATTAATATTTTAGCCGATTAATTCTTAGTAAAGATAAATAAAAATAAAAAGATGCCGTTCACTTACTTGCGAATCATTCAACAGTTCGTTCATAAGTGAACAGCATGTTTTGCTTATTTCGACATTTTTGTAGGCGTCACATCAACGCCTCGTTCAGAATGACATTGTTCCGGCAATGCCAAACCTAGTTAACTGAAAGTGGTAACTAGACTCTAATATCGAATTAAACTTGATCATAATTATCCTTGTTTAAAATGAGTGGATAGTCTGTAGTTTCGTATCACTTAATCTCAGCCTCGGCGGGACATCACGGCCAGGTTCTACTGGTAGCAGACTGTTTACCTATTCCACTCATAGTTTTTATTAATTAAACGACTCTTGCAATTTCATTCCGGGGCTGGCCGACCTTGATCGGATTGCCATCATCGTCTGTCGACATGCCATCATTAAAACTGAGTTCAGCCGTAAAATTGAGGCCAACCAGATCAGATTCGTCAGTTTCCTGATCGGGATCAAGTCCCAGTGCGCGAAGGAAATCTTTAACCATCCTCCACATGAGGTTATTCTTTTCCTCATCATCGCCCTGATAATCTTTGTAATTTCCATACCAGAGAGTGTGAAAGATAGTTGAAGCGTTATCTTCTCCGTCGACGTTAATGATGAGTTGACAACCATATCTTCCGGTACGCTGAGACTTGGTCTCTTTAACCTTAGAGATGGTCAAGTCATATTCGCCAGCTTCAACAGGTGCTTTGTCAGGAATTTCGGACAGATTAGGAATCATAGACATAATTAATACTCCTTTAAATAGGTTTTGTTACGTGACCAAAGAACGATTCTTCGATCAAAGATTGGTTTGATTGATAGTTTTCGTTTTAGTTTAGGTGTTTTATTTTCTCCTTTTTTATTCGTTAGTCTTAACTACCATTGCAGATTCGAAATGCTTTGTAAAGTTGTCCAAGAAATAATTTTTCTTCCGAATCAAATCTTCTACTTCCTTCTCCTTTGTGGCAATCTCACGATCCATCTTGGTAATAACATCACTCTTATTAAAGATCAGGTCTGATTCTCTACATGGAGCAATATCAACTTCTTTTGAGTCACTATTAAAATATACAAACTTAATAGTTGCTTCGTTGTAGCCGATTTTAAGGTATGCAACAGTGATGGTTGGCAAATCTTTGAAGTTATCAAAGCCTACGATGATGCCAGGACATACAATTTTCTCAGAATATTCTTTAATTAAAACATTTACTTTATCCCCGATTTTATATTCGGAAATAATCTTCGCACTGTTCATATCAACTTCAAACTTTACACCATTAATTTCCACGATTTGCTTTTCCATAATTAAAACTCCTTTAATTAAGCTGAGATGGATTGTGGAATAACTATTTATTTAATAGTCCTTCTTTAGCAATAATTATCTGTCCATATTCATCTTTAGTTACCCAACCACTTGATGATTCAACAAAACAGCCACCAAAAAGTTTATACTTTGTGTTTCTATTTGTTATTTCTTGATAATTATCACATGCCGTTTTCTCACAAATAAAAATAGTTGGAAGCATAATTATTGCTACAATTAATACAGCAGCAATAATAATTCCTAAAAATTCAAAAAGATCTTTCATTGTATATTTCCTCCTGGAATAACTGTTTTGCCTGCCAGATAGGCTGCTGCCAACTGATCCATTGATATTCCTTCAACCTTTGGCATATCAAACACACGAGACTTTGCTTCGAATGCGAGTTTTTCAGTAAAGAAGATTTGCCGTTTCGTTCCTTGTGTCGTCAATAAGTAGGCCTCATCAAAATCAGCAGCCAATAACTGCCTGAACTGTCCATTTACTGCAGGATACCTTGCAACTACTTCCTGGTCAGAATTCATAAGTGTATGCAGATGGACAGTTACTGCAACTGCACAAGGTAATTCCTGGAGTGAACTTACCAAAGTACTCATCCAATTCAATAATTGGCCCCAATGCGCAGGCGCCATGCCCATCTTCATGTCGATCTTCTTACCTATGCCACTTGGAGTAATTCCAGACTTCTTTTCGATTTCGTGGATTGCTTTCTTGTTTGCGTTAGTTAAAGAGTCCAGGACTAACATGCCTGACTGTTCCTTCAGCCATTGAAACAAACCATTCTTTTCATCTTCCTGGAATGTTCGCCAAAAATCGGAAAAGAGTAAAGAGTCGGCGGAAAAGTTATCAATTGTAATGTCGTTCCGTTTGGATGATATTTTCTCTATTGTTTTTTCGCCTCCCTTATCAAACATATAATAATGAAGTGGCCCTTTAGTGTAGGTTGCTGTGAAGTGGGTTTTTCCACTACCTGAATTACCGGTCAAGAGAAATTTGAGGTTAAAATATCGTTTCTTCTCAACTAGCTTTGTTTTGTTGAAATTTGGAACTGTAGATGCTTGTGGGTTCATTTAAAACTCCTTTAAATGATAATAATCTTAAACTTCACTCAATCTCTGTTTAGTCTTTGCATCATGCAATTCTGGATCCCATTCGGAATGAATAAATCCTTGAGGTGCTTTTTCCATCCAATGCAATGGATTATTTCGGAGTCTACAAAGATCATAATAAGGACAAACTGAGCTAAACGTAGTGCAGGCGTATCCTGGATTGCGATGGAAGGATTGCAGCACATCCGAGCGTTCCCGGCAGTTAATCTTATCTTCTTCAAGCAGGTTTAAGTTTTGCTGAATCTCATCTGCATAATGACAAAGATCAGACAAGAAGTGTTCAATCGCAGCAGAGCGTTTGTTGATTGTAATTGGAACAAAGTCAATCTTGCTTTTCTGACAAAGAGCAACACGATAAGTAATTGTAGGAATTTTATCATAAAAAATTCTGCCAGCGGTTAAGTAACCGTCTGACTGGAATGACATTTCAAAAGTTTGTGGTGTCGTAGAGTAGATAGCTTTCGCTGTTTTATGGTCTAGAATATCGATTCCGTTTTCACCGCTGGAAAAGATAAGATCAATGCGGCCAATATAATTTGGCAGCTTCAAGCCCTTTACAGAAAGGTCGATGGAAAATGGTGCTTCAACAGCCAAGATTGAACGATTTTTTACATCACTTACAAGGAAGCGATCCCAATAGCCTTTGTACATATTGGCTGCATGTCCAGGGGACTTAGGAAAGATTGCATCTTCATTCTTCCAAAATGGTTCGCCATCAAGCTTCCAGAGCTTGTGGAATGCTTTGATAGCTATTTCAGTTGCATCAAGTACAGATGGGGAAGAATCCTTAATTAAGATGTTGTACGTGGCTTCTAGGCCGTAATGCCAGCATGATCCGAACACAAGATGAATGGATTGTCCGGCAGGTTTGAGATTCATTACATATTGGAACAAGAACCTGCGTGGACACGTGAGATAGGTTGAAAGTGCACTGTAGTCTATTTTTTCGTAAAAATTCATTTGAGAAATCCTCTCGTTGAACTTTAATTTATATTATTGCATTACAATCTATTTGGTTGATAAACTTTACGTTCAGGACCGCCTGTTTTTCTGTTAATATCTGAGATAGCTTTTTCTTCTACTAAATCAATTTGAGGCTCATCAAAAAAATATGCCTCTTGCGGAGCACCATCTTTTAATGTTTGAGGTTTTACAGAATATGTATTGCAATTGTTAATCCATTGATGACGCCCAATAACAATTCCTTCAAAGCTGGTAATTTTATATCTAATCTTATCACCAAGATTAAATTTAAATTCAGGCTCTTTTGTCCATCCAAACATTTTTAGCTCCTCTCGTTGAACTTTACTAAGAAGCCGATTCCAACATCGTCATGCTGGCGATACCTGTCAATTCAGGTCGAATGGTGCGCATGGACTTGCTATCCAATGCGTTTCCGGCAGTAAGAGTTAAAAAGTAGTGGGCAGGATTTGAACCTGCAATTGAATAGCCTTTACCCTCGATTACACTATTCGCTCTGTGTCCGGCCATAGAAACATGGGCTAGGTTTACTTATGGACACAATCGGCTGCGTCTACCATTTTTTATTTCGCCACCACTACTAATATAAGCAAATAAGAAATGTCGGGCTTCCACCGACTCCCACTTCGCTTTAACGTATGCGTGTCCTATACGACTTGTCTTTCCAAGTTGTCAGGCAAGCTTACCGATTGTTGAACTGCGCCAGAACTGCATCACGAACTTCCGGAGGCAGATTACCAAGAGCTTCCAGAGCTTTCTCCTCGGGAGTCTTAGTAATGCGAAGAGTCGGCTTCCAGTCGCTGAAGTCTTCAGCTGTGATGGCTTCGTCAGTATTGCTGAACTCGTTATTGTCATCTTTTTCTTCCAGTTTGCGCCGAATAACTGCGCGGAAAGAAACCTTCAGCTGGTTCTTGATCATGTTCACGGTAAGATCCTCACCGAGCGCCTGTACCATTTCTTCGATAGTTCCGAGGTTCAATACTGCCGGCTCAGTTACGGTGATTTCACGAGATGCCTGGTTGCTAACTACTTTGATCATGCTCATTTTTGATTCTCCTAATTAGGGGGTTTGTAGAATGGGCGACATGCCCAAGATTGAAGGAGCCATTTTCCGGCCCTTTACGCTTTCCGGTAAAATCCGGTATTGTTACGGTCAAAATAACACAATGACTTCGCTTTGTCAAGCAATTTTTTCTCTTTTTTGACCTTTTTACTATTTCATAAAATCCTTAAATACTTATTCAATTTATATCTAAAATCAAGTTATTTATCCAAACTGGTAAGAACATCTCTACTGGAGTAAGGTTGCAAAGCTGCTTGATCAATCGGAGGCGTAGGATATAATTGATCAATAAGAAGTACAAATAAGCTTACAATTATAAAAGATGCTAGAAAAATTAAAGCATTTTTTATATTATTCATTTTACCCTCCGAATATGTAATCTAGCTATTCGCATTATTTTCCTATTCTGATCGTAAGTGCTTTTACTTTTTCGCGTAAAAGAATAAGGAGTGTTACACAAGCGAGTAAGAAAAGCATGAAGTATTCGAGTAATCTTTCGCACATTATTTCTCCGTTAGTAAGGATTATATTTATTGAACTATCAAGTACGAGTATTCCATTTCTTAAGCATTATAGCACGAAGCTGCTCAATTGTATCACCATCTTCTGAGCATTCAAAGTGCATATTGCAATTACGACAATGGATATGGTCACAAGAATGTGGGGCCATTCCTAACCAGCCATCACCGCACCATTGGACTTCTGCTCCACAGAAAGGACATGGCTTTAATTCATTCATAATTTATTTCTCCTTATTAACTTTTTGTACAACTTTCTCAAGTGCTTTCGTTTCATTAGTGACATCAATCAACATGTAGGTTTTGCCTCCTTGGGTTACTTTACAAATTCCTAAGGCGTCAACAGTTACGACGGGCACGAGGTTTACTTTCTTTTCAAGTTCAGATATTGTCTTATCGCTAGATGTTAAATCACTTTTAACAGCAAAGAATATTGATCCTACTCCAAGAGTCAGACCAATAATAAAGGCTGTTGGCTTATTAATATTCATATTGACATCCGTGTTATGTTAATAATTAATATTCTTTTCCCAACATCTGTAACAAAATAAATCAATTCCTTTGGCCGCTTGTTGATGGCATGTTTATGGTTCCAGGCATAAAAAGTTTCGCCACGAGAAGTCTGGTAAAGGTTCATTCCAAGGAGTTCTGGCAAGAATTTGCGTTTTATCACAATTTGGCTCCGTTATAAAACTTTAACTTCTTTAAGTTCCCTATTAAGAGGAAGTATTAATTCATAAAAAGAATGAATAGCAGTTCCCATTTCTAATGGAGTTTTCCCTTTCATTAAATCAACAATAACAGCTATGCAGATTTCACAAGATAATCCTTCTCGGTATAGAGTGATTATTTTCTTAAGTTGTCGTTTGTTCATAGGTTAGGCTCCTTATAATTAATTCCAAATGCTATAAACCTTTCACCAGTTATAATATCTTTATGGCTTTTTACAAGTTTTACTTTCCATTCAGTATTTTGAATTCCACAGGATGAAATGCCCATAGTAAAAAGTTCAGGATTTGAATTTATTAATTCTATAGTGCCATCTGAATAACTTTGATATTGATTCCCCACTATGGCAGTTAAACCATCTGAAGGCATCCATTCTTCAATATCAGTACCGATATAAGAACCATGCCAAAGTTGTACAATATCGCCAGAAAATAATTCAGTTCCATTCATATCTACTTGATTTGTAGGTATTCCAACATCGCATAAACAACAACGGCCACTAAATATTTTCATAATTATGCTCCTTAAAATTTAACATCATTTTCAAGTTCATTAATATGCTTACTAACAACTTCTTTAAACATAGTATTAATGTCTCTTTCACTCATTTGATCTACTTGCCATTGCTCGTAGGCAACCTTGCGAGCTTTGTCAAAAGTATGTGGCCAGCAAGCTTCGCATTTGCTCACGTCGAGTTGATGCAGTGCCCTGGATGCTGCTACATACAAGATGTTAGTTTCTTCAGTTGTAGGGTTCCCGTTATCACTGGGAACCTTAAAATCATTGGCCAGCCTCACTCTAGGCCACTCTAAACCTTTTGCTTTATGGGCAGTAGTTATAGTTACATCGGCTTCGGCTGGATCTTCCACAGTTGATTCAAGAATAGATAGCAAGCGTTCCCTGCCATAGAGTTCAATTAACTTTAGGATAGGCTTAATGTCTCCGCCCATAGGAGAATTGGAATACTCAACAAGATCGACAAAGTTCTTGAAAAGGAAGAGGTCTGGATGATTTGAATATCCCTGGAGCTTGAGTTGAATTATAGAGTTGATAAGGTAAGTAAGTTGTTGCGTCCCACCTAAGATGTGGACTGATATATTTTTGCCAAGTGCTTCTATGGTTTCTGCAATAATTCCTTTGTTTGTCCGACATAAGATGGCGTCTACATCTGGTAAGGGTTCATAATGAATAGAAGAAACAACATCATCATTGCCATGAAATGGAACATACTCAAACTGATATGGATAATAACCAGTAATTATGGTATTTGCCATATTGGCTATGTTTTTACCGAAACGAAAACTTCTAGTGATGTATAGCTTTGCTAGATTGTCATCTTGCAAGGCATTAACGGCCCCGCGCCAACTGTAGATTTGCTGGAAACAGTCGCCAACGAAGATCTTTTGACAAGATTGATTCTTGATCACTTGCGCTATGACTGGGTTGCTATCTTGGTATTCGTCAAAAAAGATAAAGTCTTTGTTAATGATTGGGTTTGTGAGTGCCCAGATTTTGAGATATACATCATGGGTGATTGGCATAGGCTTACTTGCATCGGCCATTTCGTTAAACACAAGATTAGCGTGTTGAACTAAATCTTCTCGCATGATATCCAGGTCTGCATCCTGCAAGATTGTGAGTCTTGGCAAATGTTTGTACTGAATAACTTCGTCACTGGAATAACAGTACTTGCGAATCGTATTGAGGATGAGGTATCCTTTGATGGCTGGACTATTGTATAATTGCCATTCTCCAATGTCGAAAGTATCCGCTAGTTGTTTGCCTGTCAATTTGCTGAGCTTCTTCTTGTATTTGTAGCCAACTGCTCCGTAAGCTAAGGCATGGCCGGTCTTGCACATTATGTTACTGGAAAACTTGGTTGCTGCTTCCTGGGCTAGGAGTTTGTTGAATGAGATTGACAAGCCATATCCTGACATTTTGCGAGCCATTGCAAGCAAAAAGAAGGTTTTACCAGAACCTGGTGGAGCTTGGATTGCATAATTGTTGCCATCAAGAATGGTGTTGACGTGAGCTTCTTGTTCGGTGGTAAGAGTCTTGCCTTTATATTTCATTACCATGACTTAAGACTCCTTTAAAGACTCGAAATAATCTTTAAAATCAGTATAAGATTTTTCATTTGGATAAACAAAACCATTTGATGATCCGCTGATACCTTGATTATAACAAACTACTGGAACTTGTAAATCGTTAGCAAATTTTTTAGCTATACTATCCCCTCTATGATAATCGCTTAAAACCCAGTTCTTATCTTCATATAAGATATCAACTAAAAAATCTTTATTATCTTTATATTTTCTATTAAGAGCTATAATAACGATAGTATAATGATTATTTCTAAGATCAATACTACAACAATCAAAAAGTGCCTGAGAATTAGAATGCCATGGGCCTCTAGTTTCTATTTCAGTATTATCTGTTAAGGTAAAAGTAATTTTTGCTCCACCAAATCCTTGAGATTTAGTATCTTTAGGATCCCATACATAGATATGATCAGCACTATTTGGCTGATCTGCCCAGAACCAGATACAATTCTTAGAGTCTTTCTTAGAATGATACTTTCTAATTACTGCTTCATGTTGACCACAAAGTTGAGCATATTTTTGAATTTCTATTTCTTTCTTTATTATTGGATACATTATTAATCTCCTTAAAATTAATAATCATAATAATCTGGTTCATCCCTCTCAGCATCTGGTACATCTGCCTCGCAGCAATCTGTCACAGGCGTGCCATAGTCAGATGGATAGTGAATACCTGATTGCCCGGCTGTGCAATGAGTGCCAGAATAGCTAAATGAATCGTCTAAGGCAATTATGAGGCATGGCTGATGGCAGGCTGGACAAAGAAAGTTAGTTGGGGTTTTATAGAGTGGGAGGTTTTTCATGGCAATTATTTATTATTTAACCAGGCGTTAAACTTCTTTTCACTTCCCCAACATTGGCTTGGTGCTTCATTCTTAGTGAAGTCCCACATAATAGTGCTCCTTTTTACATTAGCTCTGTTAAAAAATCTGGTTCCAGGCCAAAATATTCTTCACAAACATTTTCAGCGGCTTCAAGATCGTTAGAAGCTATATATTCTTGCAAGGCTTCCCTGGCTTGATTGATTATATCTTGTGCTTCAAGTGCAGATATTCCGTCACGTCGCATTAGGACTTCTTTGATAGATTCGCACATAACAAGCTCCTTTAATATTGAACTACTGGTTCTTGTTGTGAGATGGTGTGTTGATAATCCATTTCTCCAGCAATACCGAAGAAGATTAAGATAATAAGGGCTGTAAGAAGTTTGAATATTAATTTCATTATTTTACTCCAGATCAGTTAAGTTAAGTCCTCTGGTTACTTTTGTCTGGCTGAATTTCTGGCTTACAAAGTCTGTGGATTCTTGACTGGGTGGAGATTTTGGATCTTGGCAGAGATAAATAATTCCGTAGTAGAAGGTAAGTTTGATGATCTGACTAGTTGTTGTTAAGTCAGCTGGTTCGATGCCTTTAGCAAGTAGGCCATCTCTAGCTTTGGCAAGGTCATCAATGGTCATGCGGGTTGAAACTACACGGGCTTTACTCATGGTTGAGTTCCTTTAATTGATTGACTTAACTGATGGAGTGAAATTCTCTTTATCTGCTAAGGATGCCAAGTTGATTTCTTTCTTTCTGGGATTGAGAATAAAGATTTGAATTTCCTGCATAATGGCTGCGTCAACTTCATCTGACTGGCCGAGGGTCATTTTTGCCAGGTAATCTGTGTAGATGATCTTAACTAGTTGGCTAAGACTAGTTAGTTGGAAGTTCGGTTCCAGGCTGCGAACAATCTGTAGGCCGCGAGCAAGCTGATAGGTAGTGAGACGGAATGTTATGACTGGACTTGACATAATTAGTTACCAATAGTTTGAGTTATTTTATAATGGTTTCCAAATTTCATCTAATCTTTCTTTATGTTTCTGTAAATAACTAATAAATCTGGCTACTTCATCTTCAGTAATGGTTTTAACAAAGTGGGGACAAAATAATCCTTTACGCTGATGCATTATGAATATCTCAGCATAGTATTCACCAGTTACATTATCTGTTTCTTCAGCCCTCTTTTCTTTTATATCCCATCTAAAAACTAAATTCATATCAATATCTGCATCTTCCATTTCATCTAAGAAGGCAGTCATTGTATCTCAATTTTGACTAGCTTCTCTTGAGCAATAATTATTATCTGAGCAATAGTATGGATGATCAACAACTAAGTCTTTGATTGTCATTTTAGTTACCAATAGTTTGAGTTGCTTTAAAGGTTTGAATGATAGCCTGTTGTTGTTCTTTACTTAGAGTGGAAAGAATCTGCTGACAAAGAAGCTCAATGTTGACTGGCTCACTAGTTTTTGGTACTCTTATCTTGGTTGATTCTTTCATTTTGATTGCATGTTTATTCATGTTGAGATTGTAATCTATTGCCTGGTACAAAGTTGCGATGTCTTTCCAGGCTTCATAGGCTTTATGGTAGGCTGTCTGCGTAATTTCTTTTTCTTTGTTTAGTGGAATAAGTTCAGCTTTGGTAGATTCTAACAATTTTGCAAGCTCTTTCTGGTAACAAGTCTTACAAAGATGTTCTGACAAACCAATCTTACTAATGTTATGAATTTCTTTTTCTGTTAAATCAAAGCCGATTGCGTTATTGATAGTATTGCAAACTGGACAGAGTTTTTTCATGGCTATGCTCCTTAGAATGGACAGCCTGCGAAAAATCCAGGACTTGTTTGTTGAGGTAAATATTTTCCTGTATTTTTTATTTCTGTAAGGATTTTAATAATACCAGCTAAGGTATCTTCTTTACCTAAGCAACAAGCGCCTTCAGTTTCTTCTTCATCATTTAGTGGAGTAAACTTATGTCCGGTATCTGTAACTAAGGAAAAGCTCCAGTAAGTTAATAATTCTTCAGCTAGGTCTATTTTCTTAATATATGCTGGCATTGTATCATCATCTTCAAACACATAGGTAAACTCGTGACCTTGGAAAGACATAATCTCTTCTGTTGTCATTGTCATTATGACCTCCGCAAGATTTTGAAGATTTCATTACTGTTAGATTGCTTAGTCAGGATTTGTTTCTGAAATCTTAATGTGTTGCCAGCTTTGAGCCAGTTAATCAGTTCAAAGTATGTCACATTGGCAAGGTACTTCCATCCCATATGGGTTCCAAATCTGTTGTAGAAACGAATTGTTTTGCCTTTCATAATTTATTTCTCCAAGTAAGGATTACATGCTTTAATTGTTAGCAAGGTTAAAATATGCCTTTCCCAATCGCCATAAGGAGTAAAGTAAATACCCTCATGTATCATATTTAAATTTGTTTTATTTATAAATCTTTTAGCTAGAGATCGAAAAATATCTTCTTGCACAAAACTAAAATTTATTTGATCTTGTATAAAATTGTTTGTTATCATAAAATAAATTTCCTTAAGGTAATATGTTGTTTTTGTAATGGGCGTTCACAAGTGAACAGCTAAACTAAACATTTAGCAATATTAAGCCTGTTTACTGCAGGTTAATCTTAATCTCTACTTCATCTGCAACTACGATGCCCATATTAATTGCAGCATAAACCTCAGCTTCGCCAAACAAAATAATTGCTGTGAGTAGGAAATCATGCTTGAAAGGATCAGATATAAGCCAATCAATAATGTTCATGTTTGCTCCTTGGTTGAAGATTACATTTTGAGTGGATTAACTTGTAAGGCGTCAATAATTGGTTTAAATGTTTCCTTCACTTCATTGATTCCAAAGAAGACGAGCAAGGCAACTATGGCTATTGCACCAAGTGTCCAAAGAAGTCCAAGGCAAATAGACTCTGTATGCATAGCGTCAAAAGGAGTAAAATGATCTTTGTTGTTGCGTGAATTAGCTTTCATGGCTGGCTCCATTGTTGAGGTTATTAAATTGACTCACTCATAACCAGGTCAAAACCATTAAACTTGCAAGGACTTTGACCTGGTGATTAGGCAATCAATCTTATTTAATACTAATCAGCTGGCCATCTTTCATCTGCCCCTGGCCGTACCATTTGTGAGGCTCTGGATAATGTGGACCCTCTAAATAGATTGTACCATTCTCAATGGTGCTTGGCCCAAAAGGTCCGGGCTGGAAACAAGTTATCTTTGTTCCGGCTGCAATGGCAAGTTTAATGGATGATCAGGCGTAGTTTGCTGGTAAGTACTTACTCATAGCAAGTATAATTTGTGGCATAAGTTCTTCCCAGGTAAAGGCTTCAGCTTTTTCTATGCTAAGCTCATATGGCTTTACTGAAAGGTTTTTAATCCCAGGGATTTCTAATATTGCCTTACTTGTCGTCATGGTAAGTGGTAAAACATCATCCTCACCGATTGAATATTCTGAAGAATACCATTTGTTTTTCTTTACCAGTTCATGGCGAAGATGAAAGGTTCTATAATTCTTATTTCCATGAATCTCTACAAAGCCGCCTGAAATAAATTTTTCCATTTGTTCTCCTTATGGCTGGTGTGCTTAATGGCTGGTGATTAAAAGCGGGCAACTTCGTTGCTTGGTTTGGTTAGACAATTCTAAAAAAGTTTGCAATCTTGCCATCGTTACTAAATATGTAACCTGTCGCTGTTTGGTTCTTGACTTCAATCCAGATGACTTCACTTGGTGTAATGGTTCCAATCTGGATCATTTCTGCAATTTGGAACAAGTAGCTAAGGTCGCAGGTTGCAATGATCTGGCTAGGATTCCAGATTGCTTGGTCAAGTGGCTGGGTTTCAGGCAACCAAATTGTGCACTGCTCTTGTAGGTGGAACAGCTCACTTGGGATAAGGGCATAATAGAAGGTTGTGTTCATAAGTTACTCTCGATCATCTACTCTAACAGGTGCAGTAGGAATTACAGCATAAATCGTGTTGTAAAAATCGGTGTTCCATACTTCTACATAATATTGTGTGCCTTTAGGTTGTGTTTGATGCCAGGTTTTCCCTATGTACGTGTTTAATGGTATAATTAAGAGAGTGTCAGTATTGGAAAGGTAAAAACCTGGGCCTTTAAAGTCAATCCCAAATTCCCGTTCAATTCTTTCCTTATTTCCTGTCATGTTCCATGCACATTTAGTTTCCATAATATTCTCCATGATATTAATAATCTTCTCTGGCTATTACCCAGACGTTATGATTAGGCAGTCGCTTTAGATAGTCAATTTTGTCCTGAGGTTTTCCTTGTATTGAGTTATAAGTTTGATTGGTTAGACTAAAAAAATAGATTTTCGTTTGCTTTGAATATTTTTTGCTTTGATTTTAATCTGATAAATAAGATATAATTTATCTGATGCACATGGCTTGCAACAGCTTATAAGTGATTTATTATCATTAATTGGTCTGCGAGTATCGCGATAGATATAATTAGTTTGTTGTTGGCAAAAAGTGCAGAGTGTCATAATTAACTAACTCCAGGATTAATTTGTAAAGATATTTTTCAAAACTGTATCGTTGTTGATAATCTGCTGAGCTTGTTCTGCTGTGAAGCCTATCGAAAATAAAAATAACACTACTGTTTCGCGTGCTTGGTCTGTTGGAAGAGTGCTTGCAATTGCTTTGATTTCCTCTATGGCTTTTTTAACACTGTTAAAATTTCATTCTCGGTTAGTTGGTTCATTTTGTTTAACTCCTATAAAGTTAAATTTAACTGCATGGTGAAAAGGTATAGGTATATCTTGTGTTATTGTACCGTATACAAGTGGGTTTGTCAACGGAAAAACACGTAGGCGGTTTACGGTGTTGGTGTGTGCTACGTTGTGGTAGTTAGTCGGTGGTGTGTATATAGTATGGTGGACGGCCGGAATAGGCGCTAGAAGGGCGTAGGATGGCCGTGACAGGCCGTAGCGTCCGGGTTGGTACGGTTGCATGGTCGGCGGGAAACGTAGCGTGGTGGCCGTTGTGGTGGCTAAGCGGGCATAACGGAAAAAACCGTGTAATTCCACCACGTTATGCCCGTTCATTAGATGTGTTTATTCCTCGCTATCTATCCAATCTTTCGGCGGGCTGAAATCAGTTAATGTTGATATTTCTGATTCAGTGATGTTTGGATCATGAAATTCTGACGGTTTGGGGAGTGGTTTAGATGTTTGGAAGGCTAAACTAATTTGATCCTCTAGTTCTTTATTTGATATCTCTCTATGTTGTGCTGTTTGTCTTGATTGAGATTCTTGCTTTAGAATGTTGAATAGCTTTTCATCTTCAAGTTCTCTTTGAATTTGCCAGGCTGGTTTGTTGGCTTGTCCAAGTTGAGGTAGTGGAGCAAGGTTTTTATTTTGCGCTGGTTGTTTGATCATTCCCATTCTTGCCATGGCAATCTCTTGGAGTAGCTCAGGAGTGACGCTATGTGGATTATTGTTGCTGAATTCTGATTTTGCGATAAACTCATAAAAGATTGTTCTTATAAGTTCGGCTGGAGTGGTAAGTTTCCAATCAGGCTCAAGATGACGAACGGCTCTTAGTCCTCTGGCAAGATGATAATCGGAGATGCGAAAACTTACGGTAGGGTTTGACATGGTGGTTGCTCCTTGTGAGGTTGTTCGGCGTAGCCGAGGTTGTCAAGTGCTACGGTGTAGGGTTTGCCGGTTTGCCTGTTTGCATGGTTTACCGGGTGTTAGCAGGTAGTATACATGGTTTGCTAAGGGTTTGCAAGTGTTTTCTTTGTGTTTACAGGGTTGGCAAACGTCCGGCGAAGCCGAGTAAGTGGTTGATATTGTTGGGGGAATTAGGGTTTGCAGGTGGGCAGGGTTTGCAAAAGGTAAACAAGGGGTAGACAGTGTAAATGGTTGATATTGTTGAAGATTATCGTGTTTACAGGAGTGTACAAGTAAACCTCCCCCCC